AAAAGACGTTGTTGTGAATACTACTTTTTGTTTTTGTTTCAGGACTTGATATGCGTCACCTCTACCAAATAGATCGGTGAAGATTGCTTCGTATGGTGCTTCATAGACCTTGGATTTTTCTTCGATCGATCCAGGAAGAAAGCCCATATCTCTAGATGGAACAACGCTTCTTACGATGATCAGTTGTTGCTTTTGGTCTATCTTTTCCATGATGTCACGTATTGCTAAGTAACATGATAAATACGTCTTACCTGTGCCAGCGCACCCGTGTAGAACGTTGTTGTAACCGTTGTTGTATGATCTAAAAACATCTCGCTGCGTATCCGTCAAAGGCTGGATCTCGCGGAGCGTTAGCCCCACTGACTGTCTGTTTCTTGCTCCCCTTGCCTTTTTATCTTTTTTCTTCTGCCTCTTATCAATATAATCGTCGAACTCAGTTATATTTTTGTTGCGTGCAAAAGTGGATGACATAGCGTCTCCTTGTGGATTAATTTCGGTTAGTGGATTGATATACTACGATGTATTATTTTCCTTATCTTTAACACGCTTCTGGTGTTTCTTAGCTATTTGATTGATTTTAGATTGCTTGACAGTACGTCCACCGACCTTGTCAGCCAGTACAGTATTTTGGTGTGCGTCAGCAATGCGTGAAAGGTTATCGTTCCAACCTGCATCTTTATTTGTAGTGGATGTGCCCGACACCAATGCTGGTGCTTGGGTGATCACTTGTTTGATGTGTGGGTTTTGTTCCAAGAACTCTTCCCTGCTTGATATAGACAACAGCTTGGTTTCGATCTCGCCAGTGACTGTGTCTAAAAAATCGTATAACGGCATAATAAATCCAATAATGTATCATAGTATAATCTTATTTAGCAAAAGTAAATACTTCACCATTGCTCTCCAACAACAAAAAAGGGGAGACAAAACGCCTCCCCTCCCTTTTTACGATCTAAACTTAGAACTTGTATTTAACATTAGTTTCAAGTTTGTGTGACCAATCGTCAACATGGAAACTTTCTACTTTAGCTTTGAATGTGAAGTTGCCCACAGATTTCTGAACACCAGCTTCTGCTGATGTACCAGCATCAAAGTTAAAACCATTACCAAACTTACCTAACTCAACATAGCCATTGCCAACAGATGTACCGATGCGGATGTCGCTTCGAGTATCATCAAAAGAGCCGAGAGAATCGAACTTATCAAACGCTACATCGTTTTCGTAAACAACATAGCTGTCTGCAGATGCAGTAGCTGAAATAAATAACGCAACTAATGCGATCATGCTTGTTTTTAAAGTATTCATTTTTCTTTCCTATCTTTAGTTTTATTGATCACACTACACAGGATCGTAGAGTATGATATTAGCTCCTCTAATGGAACCAATTTGGTTGACTACGCTTTGTCCATCTAGCGAAGTCCTTTTTCTCGTTTAAGTAATACGAACGGTATGCTTCAATCGTGTCCGCATTCTTACAATAATCTGGCATACATTGGGGGAATGGTGTCAGTCCAATGTCATCAATATTCTTTGGTGGCTCAGCAAGTAACTCTCTCAGCTTGCGATCCGTCTCGTGTACCTTACCATATCTGTAGGTGTATTCATCACAAAGGGCAGTAAACAGTTCATAGTGCCAATTGTAGTTCTGTAGGGACATCCTTGTCCACACCGTACATGGATGATTCATATGAACCGCTTTATACAATAACAGGCTCTTTAATGAATCCGCAAGAACATACTGCTTCTGCTTGCGCCCAGTTGGACTACGTCCAATAACCTCAGTACCATCCAACATTCGATGCGTTGTTGACAACATCTGCGCGGCTTCAAGTATCATCTTCACCACATGCTTATCGCAATGTAGATGTGCCGCAGTAGTTGGTTCATTATCTAAAATAAATATATTCATAATATATAGTACATTATACCTTTAAATAGACTATTAATCAACCGTAAATAATTGCCTACGATCTGTTGTGCCAAGGTTCTCTGAATCGATCCTCTTTGGGAGGATTCTTTTTAGATTCCTTTTTCTTATCAGGATGGGTTGAGGGTTTATGGAACTTATCCATATTCTTCTTAACTGGATCGTTTTTCCCGTTCATTAGCTGCGCTCTCCGCTTTTGCTGTGGCACAATCATCGACACCAGACGGCAAATCCTTTTTATCTTTTTTGCCGAAGATAGCATCATAATTATCACTAAACTTCTTGGTGTCAGTTAGTCTCTGTTTACTGCCTTTACCGCCATGAGTTTGACCACTCATATTATTCTCCTTATTGTATAAGCCATACGACTAAGTGTGGAACGGTTACTGTTAATACCACAAGGGCACCTATAATTAAAGCAATGTTTCCGTTATCCCATGGATCCCATTTCATTCTCATTTTCCTCTTTTAGTGATAACCTAAGTAATACGAAGTGTGCATATAGTGCTTACCCAAATATACAGCTCTCGACCAAAGTCTGGGGTTAGATTCACCACCTAGAGCACAATATCCTTTGTACGTTATCTGCACTCTCTATTTCTCCAATGTCTTCTGAACCATACTCAACATGTTTGTCATACCACGCGACATCTGTAGCTGCTTAATAACATTAGCACGAACAGGAGTCTTCAGGCATAACAGAACATCTTTAATCTTCTGCGCTTCACGAGCAGTGACAGTCATCGTAACACCGTCATCAGTCTTCACCGTATTCACAGCACGGAACCGTTTGACATCTACCACTTCAGATGCCGACTTTGAATCTAGGATCTTGCCGAGCTGATCCCACATAGACATGTTCACAAACTCATTATCAAAATCATCATTAAACCGCAATTTACCATTCATCATATTATTCTTCACCTTTAAATTTTAATAAACTTTCTACGAGATTTTGAAAACTTTTTCATTGGTTTACTGAAGTGGATAAGGTCAGTAGAACCTTGCTTGATATACGCAACAAGCCACCCTTTGCCATCTAACACATAAGTGTGATTGGGTGTATTGTCTCCCCAGTCAGTGACTTCTTTCCACATCGTCAAACCGTTATACATACTGCGCTCCTATATTCATAAAATCAGCCGCAAGATTACCTGCTATGACAAACAAAGTCAGTATAAGGAACAACTCAATCAAATCTTCTTTTTCCATTAATAATACTTCCAGATTAGATATCCAAGCCAAACAAGCCCAATAAAAGAAAGAGCCGCCAAAGAGTGTAGACCATACCACACAACCATCTCTAATGTTTCAATCATAGATATAATGGTCCAGTCCACTGCACAGTATATTCTTCAAAGATATTACCACGAGCCTTGTTAGTAGCTGGTGCGTTCCAAGATGCGGCTTTAAGAATATCACCACGTTTGAATTTGTCGCTATCTTCTTTAACAACAAAACCCCACACGCTTCCGCCATTAATCAACTTAACGTATTTGCTACCACGATTACTAATCGTAAAATTATCACCGTATTCTTTTAATTGCGAGTTATAGTATTCATCATTGGTGAATTCACCACGCTCACGACCGTCAAGCATCGTTGCATAATCAGCAATGGCTGTACGGCGCAATTCCTTAACCTGAGTGTCAAAATCATTCCAATCACTAAGGGTTGGTTCGGTATCTAATACAAATCGTGTTCTCATAAAGGTCTCTCTCATCAATTTATACAGCTATTATACTGGATTATGGGGCAGAAGACAACACTTATTTTGTCTTTTTTTAGACTATTTTTGTATAAGGATATAACTTTTTTGTATATGGGCTATTTACTAGCCATTAGGTATAAGCCGATATTTGCGAACGCATAGCCTATATAAGTCAATAACATAGCGGTGTTTTGGAACTTGAACCACTGCTCTAGACCGACATAGAGATAGATCGCACCAGTGAGCGCAATTAGGTGGCTGCTCATGATTCGGGCGAGGCAGGCTTCGAGGGAGCTTCAGGGACAGGTTTAACGGTAATGGGGGTGATATTCATGTTAGCGATTCTACGCTGCGCTGACTGGCGCTGTAGGTTTCTAGACTGGGACTGCATTCTTCGGGCTGCTCTCATACGTCTCTCCATTTATAGAACCTATATTATAGTACAATTTAGGTACTGGGGCAAGCCCTTTATTAGTTATTTTTCGGTATTTTTACCGTTTCCCGATGCGGCGGAGATCTCACCGTCATCATCAACATCAATGAATCCAGCTTTCTCTAGGTGCACTAGTATTCCTTCAACTCCATCTTCAATACCAATTCTCTGTCCTGTTCTATATGACAGGTATGTTGAGATCGCTATAAACATTACAAAGATTATTTGCCATTCTACAGACATGTTATTCCTCTACGCTTTTCAGTTTCTTAAGAAAGGTTGATGTTCTAATGAAGATAACGTTTCTCAACTTGCCCAGTTCAGCTATGTATTTGGATACAGGAGCAGTATCTGGGATAATCATCACGAACGTAACTTTCGAGTTTTGATTGACGAACCACTGTAAATACTTCACACGATAAAAATTGTCGCTTTCATTTGACGCATATGGCTGGTCATAATGTGGAGTGCCTGAGTAGATATTATCTATAGATTGCTTTCCGTTTAATACGAAATCAAACCCCAAACAATACAGCATCTGAGAACCATGACGAATAGCTTCGGTCATCGCACACATACCCGCATTAGATCGTCTCCGCTGGGGGTTGTAGTCAGAATGTTCCCATCTCTCGTTCTCGGGTGGTATGATCACCGATGTGTTTGTCTCTGAGAAATCAACATTCTTTATTATGGTGATCATAGCTTCGTCAATTGCTACGAGATAATCTAGTTCTGGGAAGTCGCGATACAGAGCATTACACCCATATGTCTTACTAGATGAAGAGAGCTGCTTTAAGTTTACAGATTTACGGCTTGTGCCATTACCTATTATTATCGCTGTCTTCGTCGTCATTCATTTCATCCCATAATTCATTATCAATAGACTGTTCAAGCTCAACCTTATAGTTGTGGCGTGATTCTTTTTTCAGTTTCTTCTTCCGACCAAAGTCGTCGCTTTCTTCAATGTATTGACTGTACCGCTTGATATTTTTAGCCATATTAGACTCTTATCTTCCTTTCACCAGTTTGTGGAAATAGTTGGGAATGCTTCTGCTACAAGTTTGCGTGTAAGACCTTTGTATGGCAATTTACGATTCTTCATAGCCAGAACAACCTTTGCGTCTTTAGGATCAATAGACTCTAACAGAGTGATAAAGATCTGCTCGCGTTTGACTGCAGTTATATTTCTTTGCGTTTCAGTTATCCCTTCTACAAACAAGTAAAACTTTCTGGATTCTTGGACAAGTCTTTTTTCTTGGTCTAACACTTCTGATACAGTGTACGGAGGATCGGTGTCAGGCAGCGCCCACACTACATTCGGATCGTATGTGTAACCCAAGATTGCTTTTAGTGTTGGGCTTGAATTCTCTTGCAAGACCGCAATCTTTTCTTTTCTTGTTTTTGCTTCTCCGACTTTAACAAAGATGTCGTGGAACGTTTCATATTTCATTGTATTAAATGCCTATCATTTCATTCAAAGGTTAGTGGTGTCTTTTTTATTTAGGTATATCAATAATCCGCATCTTCCAAATCGTCATACCATTCCCAGATAGCAATTGCGATGCATATATAACCTGTCCACAAAGCGATTGGATTCTCATGGTACATCCCAATCAATACGCTGGATGTACCGAGAACCGCTGTGAATAATGCCTCCACTAAAATAGCCCAAGCCAGTGTAGTAGATGCACACCACCAAAACCTAGACCGAAATAGAAACAAAATCCTGCGAGATGCGTGATTGGGTCTTGCTTAATAGCATACATCTCATGCAGTATTGTCATAAAAAACTTCTTAACCATTAAAACTCTCCAATATGTTCTACAAGGTTTTTCAACTTATATTTAATAAAGTAATTTAAGAGACCACGTCTCTTCGGAACCTCATATGTATCAAAAACTTCATTTATTTTAGAAACAATCTCTGCTGGTATCTGATCCAGATCAACCAATTGTTCGTTCCTGCGATAGTTTCTCAACATAACATCAGTACAGAACTGTTCAGGCTCTTTGTCAATCCAGTCTTCAATCTTCTTAGCTTGGATTGGCTTCTGTCGCTCGCCAGTCATAATACAACTGTCATTAGATAAGAAGTTTGGAATACCATCACCACGATCGCCACGCATAATATGTTCGCGCAAAAAAGCTCGGGCATCGTTGATACGGATCCACTTCTTCAGGACAGGACTATACTGATCAACGTTAGTATACTTCTGAAGCTGACCAAAGTCTTTGTCTCCAGACAATACAAGGATACGCTCGGTGGTTTCGTTATTGAGCCATGTACCATATCTTGTAGCCAATACACCAATGATATCATCAGCTTCGGCACGCTCCACTTGAACAACCTTGTATGGGAAGAACTCTTTCAGCTCTTCACGAATACGATTAAGAGCCTCAAATACCATAACCCAATCAATCGAAGACTTCTCTCGATCTTTCTTACGATGTCCTTTGTAGTAAGGAAACACATCCTTGCGCCAGTAGTTTCTGTCATCACAACAGATAACCACTTCACCATATTCCTTGCCGAATTTATTCTTGTATGCACGAATACTATTCAACACCATATGGCGCACAAGCCCCTCTTCAAATACTTGACCGCTCACACCCAACTGCTTCATCATGTTGGAGATCATCACTTGGTTCAAATCTAATAAAATCATAACTCAACTCATTTCTCTAGTTTACGTTCTATATCTTCTATTGCCTTTCTCTGCTCTATTGTCAGAGAATGATCCTTATTAAGGTATCTTGATTCATCACGCATTTCTTCTTTACCTTTGCTTCTGAATCTCTTATTATACCCTCTTTTGATCTTTTTAGCAACACCTGATTTCTGTAAATAGCAATAAAATTTTCTGGCTGATGTCAAAGCGTCAAATTCAGCGGCACTTTTCATCGGTATCTTCAAACCTTTCTTCATAGCTCACACTCGTCGTATGTAACGACTTCCAGTTCAGTTTCTATCCAAACGGTCGCACCGCAGGATAATGGCTTATTGGGTTGGCTGATAAGTTTGGCCACCACAGTTCCGTCTGGGAGTTTTAGATCAGCCGTGTAACACTTCCTGTTTTGGGTGTAATCCTTTACAGTCAAAGGTGGACGCAAATCATCAGGGTTCTTCTTGTTGTGACGAACGTTATGCTGATTCACATGCAATCTTGTTTTCTTATTCATTATTCCATTCCTCTTTGGCGTAGAAGTCATCCCAATCCCCAAATATTTCAGGTGCTTGCTCTGAGGCTTTTAACATATAGTATTCTCCTGGATAATGTCTAAGACATCGACCTGCTTCTTTTCTTACTGCACTTGGTACTCTTGGAGTTTTCTTTGGATCTAATAAGTCCAATAGAAACTGCCTAGTATTATTTACAGCATATCTTCTTTCATCAGGCATTGTCACGAGCAACACTCCCAAACTTATCAACAAAGATTTTAAGTGTTCGATTATCATCCTGTAGACTATACCGAACACTTTCGTTTTCACCCAAGTAATGAACATACGCACGACCTGTTTGGTCTATCACTTCAAGGCGATTGATCTTATTCATTGCTTCTAATTCTTCACGATCTGTCATAATAAATTTTTCCAATCTGTGTCTTCAGGCATCATCTCTACTTTGTCGCCAAAGCGTGATACTATATCATTGTAGATTCCTGATGTACCCATTCTTAGTCCGTATGTGCCTTTCTTACAAACATATAATGATCCACTATTACCATAGAAGTCTACTTGATCTTTTCGTTCAAATACTATGTTGATACCACTATTCAATCGCCAAGAATAACCATCAAGATAACTACCGCTCCATCCTGCTAAGACTTTGTAGATGACACCAGTCTCTGCGGTTATCTTCAGTACGACCCAACTATCAGGATGCTTCATCTTTATCTTCCTCATCAACTTCACACTCGTCTACCCAACTCCAAGCGCCCTCATAGAACTCATCGTCTGTCCAATCAGGCTCAGGTTTATCATCTTTTACAACCCAAGGCAGCAGTCCAAGTTTTTGAAGTCTAATAGCTTCTTGTATCTCATCTTCATACAAAGATTCCGCTTCTTCTGCCGTTATATCGTATAACGATTTTACATAATTTAAGGCTATGTCTTTATCAGTGATCACTATCATAGCCCCT